TGCTGGACGCAAGCCCCGTCGTGAATTCGTGAAAAGCGAACTCGGTTTCACCCAGAATGTAGGGGACGGCCTCGCAGCGGCAATTGTAGTCTTCGCCCGGATGGCCGGACGGCGGCGGGTCTGACCATGAAAAGATTCGGCCATCGTTGACGCGATGGGACGTGCGAACCCGCTTGTCGTGCTGTGTTCTCCAGACATACTGGCCGGTGGCACCGGCCTCCTTGAGCGACAGCCTGATCGGTGTGCCCTTGCGAAGGTAGGCAATGAATGCCGCGCGATAGGCGTCGGTGTGGTACATGTTCATGATCGGAAACTCGATGGACCGGTGTTTCAGTGTCACGCAATTTATGTAAAATCGAGTTAATGGCCCGTTCGCAAACTTCACACATCTCGCCCATCACCCCAGCAGCTTTGCCTCCACCATGGCCATGGCCTTTTGGTGATCTGGCGAGGGGAACAGATGCCCATACCGTTCCATCGTCATCTGGATGGAGGAATGGCCCGCGAAGGTCATCACCTCCTTGATCGAGAACCCCTGCTCGATCCAGAGCGACACGGCGAAGTGGCGCAGATCATGCCAGCGCATCGTCACCTCGACCTTTTCCTGCACCGACCTGCGCCTGACCCTCCATCGCAACGCCTATCGCCCCGTCCCCGTCCTTGGTCCGAATGTGGCCACGAAGGCCGCCGGAAAGCGTCCAGCCATGAAATCCTGGGAGGCCGTCTGCGCGACGGCCGACGAGGCCGAAATCACCCGCTGGACCAACGCCCAACGCAACTGCACCAATACCGGCCTGCTCTGCGGCACCCTGATCGGCATTGACATCGATGTGCTCGACGCCGGCCATGCAAGCCGACTGACCGGCATGGCCAGCGATATGCTGGGGCCTTCACCTTTGTGCCGCATCGGGCGCGCGCCGAAGATCCTGCTGGCCGTCCGCACCGATGTGCCCTTCGACAAGGTGCAGACCAGCGAATTCCAGATGCTGGATGGCACCGTGGCACGGGTCGAGGTGCTGGCAACCGGGCAGCAGTTCGTGGGTTTCGGGATCCACCCAGACACCAAGGCCCCCTATTTCTGGCCAGAACGCTCGCCGCTGGATGTGCAACTGCAGGAATTGCCGACAGTCAGCCGGGATACGTGCGCCACCTTCATTGCGGCTGCCGAGAATTACCTGCGCAAGGCGGGCGGTCAAGCATTCAATAAACGTTGACCAGGTGTTGACAAGAATTTGGAAAGCCAAAAGCCGAGCGAAACGCTCGGCTTTGAAGTCTTTGATAAGCTTGGATATTGTGGTTGCGGGGGCAGGATTTGAACCTGCGGCCTTCAGGTTATGAGCCGAAAGCCCAACGATTCCAACAATTTATGAAAATCAACGGTTTAGCCTATAAGTCTTTGATTTTCAAAATTTTCTTCCCCAACACTCGACCAAGTTCACGGACAGCGGACGCCAGACAATTGTTTTTAAACCACTTTCGACTGTTGATGTGGCGTTGATGTAAGCGCGCCAACCGCGATCAACAATAATCATCCGACGTGAGCACCGAAAGCGCCATGTGACCCGCAGCCCCCGTGTGAAAGACGGAACGGAATGGTCACTCATCGGATAAACAAACAACGCTGGCTGGCACCGGTTCGGCTTCGAAAAGGCTACTCAGGTTCGACCGAGCAAGGGGTGAGCCCATCGACCCGATCCAAGCCCGCAGGCAAAAGCACGTTCTCGAGCCAAACAATGGCTTGTCCACGCTCCCTGCAATAGGAAAAGAAGGCTCTTTGCATAGCGCGGGTAAACGCCACGAAGAAGGAGTTAAGCTCCTCTTCCCGACCGGGCGAAAGGCTCCACCAGGTCTGCATATCAAGGCCGAAGAAAATTATGGTATGAAACTCAAGGCCTTTGCTCTTATGGATCGTCATCAAAGGCACTTGGCCTATGCCTTCGAAGCGATCGAGAGCGTCGCACCAAGTGTCCGCAGCCTCGCTACATTCGGAAAGCAAGGTGATGAACCCCCTCCTTACCCGCTCGAAGTCCGCTTCGCGTCGATAAGCCGGAAAGGCTTGGCGCAGCCGATCGGCACCAACGAATTTCAGTGCAATCCGAAAAATCTCCGCCGCGCTATCGCCTGTCGGTTCGTTATCGCGCATGGCTGTCCGTAAAGAAGAGGAGAATTCCTCAATGCTCCGCTGTAGACCTTCCTGCGCTCGTTCGTCATCGGGATCAATTGCGAAGAGCGCCTGCAGCTCTTCTTGCGCTGCGTTCCAAGAACCTGGGCTCCGCTTCCCTGTCCCGAGCCTCAAAAGGGGCAGGATGACATCGGTTATCTCTTCGGCAAGCAGTTCCTGAAGCGCAATCTCGCCGACATTGCGCGCGAGGTTCCTGATCGTTAGCCCCTCTGTGGCGAAGACTTCGGCAAGCTCGGCTTCAACGTAATCAGCGCGCATACGTACTAAGATCGCGCAATCGTGCGGTTCGACCCTGCCATTCTCCACTTCGTTCGCAATCCAGGCTGCAATCTGCTGCGCTTCTTGCTCCCGCGTATCGAAGCGCCACAGAGCGGCCACCTGACCGTCGACAGCGCACTGCCCTTTGGCTTCGACCTCGTCTGCATCCGGATCGATACGCTGCGCAATTACCTGCTGAATAGCGACCAAATCGGCGTGGGAGCGCCAGTTGAAGCGAAGCGCAAGATTTACGGCGTTAAAGTCGGCTGCGAACTCTTGGAACGCGTTGTCCATCGCCCCGGCCCAGCCCATGATCCGCTGCTTGTCATCTCCGACTGCGGTGAACACTGCATCGCTACCGTGAAACGCGGTCTTCACTAGATCGTACTGTGCGTGGGTCGTGTCCTGGAACTCGTCGAGGAATACGAAGGGATAGGTTAGCTGCAAAGCACGCCGTACCGCTGGGTTCTCGCGCAGTAGATAATTGACCAGCCTGTTGATCATGGCAAACGACAGCAACGCCCCGGCCGGACGCCCATACTGTTCTTGCCAGTAGGCGTTCAGGAGCTCGCGCCACGCTGGTGAAATGCCTTCTGCGTCGAATGGCAGAGGCGCACGGGCAATCGCCATTTCCAGCTTCTGCGGTCCGATCGCGCCCCGGTCGTGACGCGTGAGAAAATTCTCCAGATCGTTGCGCCGCGGAAAGCCGATCTCATAGTCAGCAGGTGGTCTAAATGGCTGCGGTACTGCAGCCCGAAAGCGATCTAGCATGCCTTTCGTAAAAGCATCGAAAGTGACCGAGTTGAAGCGACGCGCCTGATCGGGCGGGCAGCGCTTTCCTACGCGCGACATGAGAGTCTGCGCGGCATCTCGTTTGAAGCTGATGGCCAAGATGCGCTTGGGCGGCGGACAAATTCCGGCCTGCAGAAGGTAGGCCGCTTTCTGTGCAAGAAATTCTGTCTTCCCTGCGCCCGCCCCAGCGGTAAGGCAAACGCTTCTACCGGTCTCGCGCAGCGCCTGCCACGCACCCGGTTCTAGGTCGGCTACGCCCTGCGGAAGCCAGTCTTCGGGATCCGCCGGCATCACGACCCGCCGCCGTCGAGACCAAGTTTGCTTTTGACATTCGCGATCAACGCGCGGAGTTCTGCGGGCGCATTCGCGGCAAGATCGGCGGCCGGGATGCGACTAAGCGCGGCAAGATGCGTTTCGGGCTTGCTACGGTTCAAGAAAAGATAGGGATACCAGACGAAACACTCATCCCAATCAGGTGAGTAGAGATCTGCATTCCCCCCTTTTTTAAGAGTGGCCGCCTTCTTCCCTTTCAGAGCTTCTTCGCTGTTGTCGGGGCCGCGTGCGCCGGCTTCCAGCACCTTGTAGGCATCCGGAAAGGCTGCGAACATCGCGAAGTCCAGATCAAGTGGATCGGAAAAGAAGACGCCTTCGTCTTTGAGCGCTTGCATCCAATTATTATCTGTAAAGCCATCAGTCATCTCTTCGTCGGAGAGTGCGGAAAGCTCGTTGAGATCGATATCGCCCATCAAGGCATCGAAATTGTCGCTCAGATCGTTTCCTATGGAGGCCAGCGCGTTGACGGTGGACCTGATCATGTTCGCTCCGCCGTGCGCACGTCCGAGATCAAGATCGAGCAGCGTTGCGTGCGGTATCTGCAGCGCGTCCAGCAGCCGCCAAAAATGTTCAACATGGCGCCCGCCTAACGGCACAACAGGCACGAAGGACGGATCGAGAGGTATGCCCATAGCGTCGGCGAGAAGTGGCAGCACGATTCGTTCGGAGTCCCCTTCTCCGAGAATGACGAACCGCGCGAAGTACAGTTCGGGGTAAGCTCGCACGGCAAGCCGTACATACTTGCCGGCCTCGGTAGCATCTTCGGGCAAGGTCAGTGACTTGACTGATGAAGACCTACTGTTCCTGTCAAGCCTGAAGTATCGTACCTCATCGGGTTCGATGCGGCTCAGAATACTGGCGCTGTGGCTCGAGATCAGTACCTGAGCCGATTCTAGTGCCGCGATATCGCGTGCCTGGTTCATAATGCGTGACAGGAAGAATGGCGACAGGCTGTTCTCCGGCTCTTCGATCGCCAGGATCGTGAGATGAGCGCGACGAAGCTTCTCCTGGTCGAAGGGGCTGTCTGGAGCGACCAGACGCAAAGAATCCCTTTCAGTTTCGAGTGTCGCAGCAGTCAGAGCAATATGAAACAGGGACCGCTGACCGTCGCTCAGATCGGCAAGCGCCCGTTCACGGCCTGCCTCATCAGGAAGGAATGCAAATTCGACGTTCCTGACGAGTGCTTCGAGCCTGCTTTCCACCAGCCTTAGAACCGGCGTGGTATCGGTGTCTGCTTCATGGACCTGTTGCCAGCGTTTCGTGAGACGCTCAACGATGAATTCCGAAGGCCCTTCGCGCTCGAAGCGCTTCTGGATCAGCTTCGCACCGCGCTCGGTCGTTTTAGACATGCGGTCCGACCATTTGGCAGCGCGCCATAGCCGCCCTTTTAGCAAGTCAGTGACTCGATCTGCCGGATTGCGCGTTGCCGGCACATAGACGAGTTGGATGGTGCCTCTATCGACAGCGGCGACGCGTTGGCATTCGTCCCAAACGTAGTGATTGTCGAGCGTGCCAATCCATCGAATGTCTTCTTCGACCGTGCCGTCCGGCGTTCCATCATCAGTCCAAGTCGCCTGCAGCCGTATCCGAGCCTTCAGCGGCTCGCCAGGACCGGTCGCCGCCATATGGTTGAAGAAATCAGGTACAGAATCGGCAACTACGTCATCATCTCGACCGTCCAACTCCGGGAAAGACAGAACGCACTCGATGGCGAGCGTGGCTCCAGAGACGAGCTCGGTCTCCCCGGGCCGAAGATGGAAATCGCGCTTCTGGATCTGCCGCTGCGCTGAAGAAACGCCGAAGAGCCGCGCGAGCGCTTGCAATCCTGCCGTCTTTCCAGCCCCGTTTCCGCCGACCATTGCTGTGACGCCAGATTCGAGCGACAGAGTTTCAGGCTCAGGACCGAAGCAGCGGAAGTTCTTTATCGTGAGCGTGTCGATCTTCATCCTACCGTCTTTCGCGCCGTCATGGCAGCACCCTCAAATCAGCCCGCTGAAACCCTTGGACCATCGCTCGTAGGGCGTCGGGCTCGACGACCTCGACCTGATCCCCCCACTGGTAGAGATGCCAGATCATTTCGATCCACCCCGAGGCCATGAACTCGATGCGAAGGCCGCCATCAGGCTCTTCGGTCGCTGTCTGCGTCGGATGGAATTCGAACTCCCGCGCGACAGCGGCGGCGCTGGGTGCAAACCTCCACACGACGCGCCCGTACTCGTCGTCCGAATGGTATGATCCGAAGGCCTGGACAGCGAAGGCGTCGAGGTCGAAGTCGGGATCCCTGGCGAAGGATTGACCCGTGATCTTGGCGCTGGTGATCCGATCCATGCGGTAACGTCGATAGGCACGGCCATTCTCGATGTCCCGGGCAATCAGATACTGCCGCGTCCCCAGCAGAAGTCCGTAGGGCTCAACCTTCCGCACACGCGGCTCGGGATCTCGGGCGGCCTGATAGACAATATCCATCGAGAACGGCGCCTTGATACCCTCGGCGATGGCCCCGAGGATGTTGGGCGCAAGCTTTGCCTTCGGCCCAGGGCGGCATGCCAATCCTTGCGCCTCCAGGATCGCGGCAGCGTCGGTCTCCGTTTTGCGTGCATGGATGGACGGCATGCTGGCCAACAAGCGATCGCGCAGAGAAACCAGCCCCCGCACATCCATGACGGCGCCTTCGTGCTGCGCGCGCTTAATGGCCATATCGAGGGCAGAAAGCTCGCTCGCGCGAACACCTTGCATGTGCATTAAGGTCGTGTCGCTCAGCTTCCACCAGCGGCGTCGATCGCTGTCGGTTGAGCAGATGTAGGACGGGAAAGCCTCCTCGAACTCGCGCATCATGCGCTGGGCAGTCCGCTGATTGACCCCGAAGGCGTCACTGACGTCGTTCAGACACACGCCGCGGTATCGCGAGCCGGCCATCTCAGCCAGCCGGATAAGTTCCTGTGCTTTTCGGAAGGCCATAGGGGGCTCCACGTCGCGTTCTTACGCCCACGCTAGTGCAGGATCGCTTCGCAAGCGAGTCGGAATCGGCTCCGGGGAATGCTGACGGCCGCTTGCACTCCAAAGAACACGGTGCCGGTCGTTTGCGCGGGCGGCACATGCATCAGAAAAGGAGCAAGCATGAAGCTGCCAAAACGCGAATTCTATACCGTCCATGAAGTAGCTGCACGGTGGGGCTATACCATCGCCGATGTCGCAGGCTGGTCTGCCGCCGGACATTTTGACATCCTGACCGGCATTCCGCCAGCCATGTGCGGCGAGAAGGTCGTCGCCGGCGAGGTCATCATTTCCGCCTTCGACATCCTGCCGATGGTCCGCCGCTGCGGGGCAGGACCGCAGACCGCCTGGCTACGCCGCCTCCGCACGAAAGCCGAAACAGACTGGCAGCTGATCACCGAACCTGTTTCAGGCGTCGAGGTTTCAGTGGCGGACCTTTTGATTTCTGGCCAGCACGTCCACCGCTTCGAGGAAAAGAACGAACTTTTTCGGCGGGTCAGTGGTAGCAGTGGTTCAGTGTCGCCCTACGACTGGGAGGGCATGCTGCAAGCCTTGGCCCTGCGCATCCACGAGCGCGGCCTGCCTGCCTCGCAAGGTGAACTCGTAGCCGAAATGCAAGATTGGTTCGTGGAACACTCTGACGGCAACGACGTGCCAGACGAGCGCTCGATACGTCGCCGGATCACGCCGATCTGGAGAGAGCTGACCAAGAAGCCTGAAAACAAATGACCAAGGCCAAACATGACCACGGTTGCAGTCAACCACGAAGATGGCCCACCCTTCGAGCATCATGTAACACTGAACTCAACTAATGACTTCCGAAAGCTCTACGATGACCAATTATCAGATCAAACCGTTCGAGCTGACCCCTGAGTTCGAAGCATGTTGGATGGCAGCGGGTCGTCACCTGAATTTGCGCATACTTGATGCTGGCGCATCTTGGCTACGCGCTGACTTACCTCCGTTCCGCGAGCATCTCTCTTTTGCGCTCGGCAACCAGTTGTTTTTCATTCAGATCATTGATGTGAGTTCGCTGGATAACGGGTGGTACCAAGAAGGACGACTGACAGCGGCAGTGGAAGACGCAAATGGCATAGGCTGTATCATGCCTATGAAACGCGTCGGCTCCTCTTGGGAGGTTGTTGAAAAAGGATGGGGCTTGATTGATTGGAAAAGCCAAATACCCCTTAATCCGTTCGAGCTAGTTACCGATGAACCTGTCTTGATGACACCTTGGGAAATTCACGACGTTGGCGTGCAAGCCGTGCGCCAGCACCTGGTGTCAAATGGATGGACAATCGCAAGCTGGCAGTCTGATCTGCATGTGGATCCGTCTATATTTGCCCACAAAAATGGTAAGCTTTGCGGTTTCGTCGTGCGAAATTCGAACAAGGGTCCGGATAAAGGCGAGCGACCGGAAAACGCGGCGCGGATCGCAGAACAGATGCTTGCGCGCGGTTGGGGCGCAAAATTCGTTGGCTTAAAAGTTGCCGCTGACTACGATCCGGAGAACCCACAGTATTATGACGCCGCAAGTGTCGATCCTATGTTTCAGCATCTAACGCGTCGTATCAAAAGGCGTTCAAGGATGCTCTTGTCTCCGATCGAGATCGAAGAACTTGTTCCATAACTCGCAGATCATGCTGACTTACGGTCGACCCGTTCGTTCTGCACAATCGTCAGCCGTGGGCGGACTGCACTGGCCACGGCATCGAGCCCCGCCCGCAGCGGGGCGTCGAGCAGATGGGCGTATCGCTGCGTCGTCTGCATTTGGGTGTGCCCCAAGAGCTTGCCGATCATCTCGAGCGACGCCCCGCCGCTGACGAGGAGCGAGGCAAAGGTGTGACGAAGGTCGTGGATCCGTGCGTCACCAATCCCGGCTTCCGCTTGAATGCGGCGCCAGAACCGTCGGATTTCCTTCACGGGCTGCCCCGGCACATCGCCAGGGAAAAGCCAGGGATTGCCCTTTGGCACCAGCAACTGGCGCTGGCGCACAATCGCCGCGACCTCGTCCGAGATCGGCACGCGGTGGACCTTGCGCTGCTTGGTGGTCGCCGCTGGCTTGGCCCAGATGCCGAGTTCAAGGTTGAACTGTTCAAAGCGCGACTGGCGGACCTCGCCAACGCGAGCACCGGTCAAGAGGCACATCCGGATAATGCCCGCGGCACGCTGATCCTCATCGGACTCCAGCGCCTTGGCCAGCCGATCGATCTCCTCCTTGGTCAGGAAGCGTTCGCGGGCATTCTCGATCCGACGATAGAAGCTGCTGGCCGGATTGTCGGCGCGCATCTCCCACTCGACAGCAAGGTTGAACATCTTGCGCAACGCCTCCCCCAAGCGATTTGCCCGCACCGGCGTGGGTCGCGCGGGTTGAAGCTTGCGGGCGCGATTGTTTGGCTTTTCCTTGTGGGGCCGCGCCCTGCCCTCCGCGACCTTCGCGAGGAGCTTCTCGACATCGGCCTTGGTGATTTCCGTGACGAGCTTCTTGCCCCAGTGCGGCGCGACCAGTTTCATCATCATGGATTTCTGGTCGGACGCGTTCGTTGGTGCGAGCCGGACGCAGTGCTCCTTGAGATAGCGATCGATCAAGTCATTGACGCGCGCCGCCTCGCGGATCTGATCACGGTCGCCAAGCGGGTCACCACCAAGGTCAACCTCACGCCGCAGGGCGCGCGCGCGGTCGCGCGCAGCTGTCACGGTCCATTCCGGCCAGCGCCCGAAAGTCATCCGGCGCTGTCGTCCAGCCACGCGATAGTCGAAGGTGAAGGCGCGGCCACCTCCTCGATAGATGCAGACCGCAAAGCCGCGGATGTCGTCATCGAAGATCTGGTAATCGCGTCCTTCGGCGGGGATGGCATCCCGCACCAGTTTCTCTGTTAGGCGTTCTCGTGTTGGCATCGACGCACCTCCTTTCCCCGTTCATGACGCGTAGATTCGCGGGTCTATCAAGGTAATCATGGCGCTCTGACCGGCAGGGTGGCAGCGACCGGCAATGACCCTGCATGGCGTGCCACCCCTGTGCCGCCTCGCTGCCACCCACATGCCGCTGCCTTTTGGGACGGTTAGCGCGCCGAGCCTGCCAAAACTGCTTCCGTTGAAAACATCACTCGCGCTTCAACACTCGATCTCGGACGCGTCGCGCATCGATTTCTCAAGAAAATCAGGGACCGGCACGGTAAGCGGCACGCCACTGCCGGTCACTGCCACCCATTGCCACCCCTGAATGTCGCCGAAATCTGGCCAATGTTGACGAATAAGCGGAAATTCCGTCGATCGGGCTTGTCTGCGACATCGCGGGTGGTGGGCCGTCGGGTTTGTAAAGCCTGCAAATCGCGCTGCGACGCAGCGAAGATTTCGACTCGATCAATAAAACAAGGGGTGGCACGGGGGGTGGCGGCGACCGCAATCTCACTGCCGGTCACTGCCACCCTGCCACCCCTGCGTCTGTGCTTCTGCTGGCTCACGACATTCGCCCACTGCGGGCGACAATCGGGAGAACACAGATGACGCAACTTGAAACGAGCGCTGAGGCCCCGAAGACAAGGGGAAACGAAGGCGCGCTGTTGCAGGGCTGGATCAGCCGCACCGACCTCGCCCAGGAACTTGGGGTGTGCGAGGAAACCCTTCGGCGCTGGGCCGATGCCCGGCGCGGACCGGCCTTCGTGAAAGCGGGACGAAAGATCCTCTATCGCAGGACAGCCGTCCTCGACTGGCTGGAAGCCCAAGAGGTGCGTGAGCCGCGGCGTGCGCGTTCGGGTGGACATCGATGAGCATCCCCCTGCCCTTCCGCCAGAAAAGCCGCCGCGACCATGTGCGCCAGGAATGGATCGATGATCGACGGCGCGAGGCACGCATCGTCGTGGCCGATGTCGTGAACCATTCCGATCACCTGATCAGGCTGGCCTGCAATGTCCTGGTCCAGCATGGCGAAACGCCCGAAGAGCGCGAGGACGCCCGGATCCTGCTTGTCGTCCTCGATGCGAAGTCGCCCGGGCGAGTGGACCGTGATCGACCCGAACGGGAGGGCCACCGATGAAGCGCCGTGGCACACCCGAAGCGGATCTGCAGCGCGCTGTGGTCACGGCGCTGCGTTTCGCGCTGCCCAAAGGCGCGATCATTCACCATTGCCCGAACGAGATCACCGAAGCCGGCCCGCGCGGCGCCAAGCGGCAAGCGATCCTCGTAGGGATGGGTGTCCATCCTGGCTTCGCCGATCTGATGGTGCTCTGCGCTGGGCGCGTGCTGTTCCTCGAGCTGAAGTCCTTGAAGGGTCGGCTGAGCCAAGCGCAGGAGGCGTTTCGTGATGCGGTGACCGCGCAGGGCTTTGGCTGGGCACTGGTACGATCACTGGACGATGCGCTGGGCGCCTTGGCGGATCATGGCTTCACCACGCGTGTGGCGCCTCCGGTGAGGAGGCCTGCGCCATGAGCCATGCCGCCACCAACTGGGCCATCCAGCAGCGCGGGCTGAAACCCACGACCAAGATCGTGCTTTGGCATCTCTGCGATCGGTTCAATCCCGATTTCGGCTGCTTCCCCTCCCAAGAGCAGCTGGCCGAGGACTGCGAGATTAGCCGATCGACGCTGAACGAGCATCTGGCCCTGCTCGAGGCATCAGGCCTGATCCGTCGCGTGCAGCGTCTCAATCCCGGCAACAAGCGACAGATGCCGACCCGCTACATCTTGGCCTTCGAGCCAGGCTTTACGCAAAATCAGGGGGCCCCGTGTCCGGAAACCGGACATGGCGACAACGTGCAAGACGACCTGACCTTCGCGATCCCCGAAAACGCTGCCGAAACTGCCAGTTCGCCGGTGGATAGCCAGCCCCCGTGTCCGGAAACCGGACGCGGAGCCGTGTCCGATTTTGCCTCCAAGCCGTGTCCGGAAAATGCCCCGAGCCGTGTCCGAAATCCGGACAGTAACCTTGTAAGAGAACCAGTAAGTAAACCAGTAAAGGAGGAGGAGGGCGCGGGCGCGCGTGACGGCCTCGATGAGGAGTTTTTCGGATCGCTGCTCTCAGCGCTGGGCTTTGACCCCAACGGGCCCCTGCCCGGCTGGTGGCAAGGCTGGCCGCCGCGTGAACATGTTCGGCGCTGGCAGACTGACCTCGGGCTGAGCGAGGCTGAAATCCTCGAGGCGGCAGAGGCGTCACGGCACGAACATCCCGAGCCCCCCGATGGGCCAAAAGCGCTGGACCGTGTTATGCAGCGCGCCGCCCAGCGCAAGGCGGATGCGGCCTCGCTAAAACGACGCAAGGCAAAGACGGCCACGGCGCAGGAACCCCGACCAATCACGGATCTGCCGGTCTTCTATGCCGAGATGGTCAACTCCGATCGCTACTTACCGGTGAGTGCGATCTCGAATTCCATGCGCGACGCAATGCTTGCCCGTGGTCTCGTGACAGCGGAGCGCCTCCGTGAGCGGGGCATCCGATGAAACACGATCGTAGTTTGCAGTCCCGCACAGGGCATCTTGGGTCGGGGCGCCCAAAGCGGTCCATGTCGGTTCAGCAGGCACTGGAATGGGCATTCCGGGTCGAGCACGCCCAGCTTGAGTTGCCGGAGCCGCCCGATCCCGAGCGAGAGCACGGGTTTGGCTTTGGCCTCGAATACGTTCTGCTCCAACGCGCAGTTCTCGGCTGCAAGGTGGATGGCGGCCAGTACAAGATCGGCAGCTACACACATGAGGACGCCGAGGTCATCGCGGCAACCGTTGCCGGAATGCCAGACAGCCTCGGAGGCAAGCGCATGGCAATCCGGGTTGCCGAGCTCGCCCGCGCTGCGCTGACGCCGGACTGGATGCCGGGGGCGACGCCAAGATGTGTACCGGTAGAAGTAAAGCGCAACCAGCATGGGGAGCGGGCCACCACCACCGTGGTCGGGACCGAGCGCGTGCTGTCGCGCGGGAAGTGGCGAACGGTGGAGGTGCTGGCGTGCCCGGTGACGTTCTCGCCACATCCGCAGCAGATCGAGGCGGCGCGGCGGGCGTACAGAGACTGGTGGCGGGCGCTGGACTCGGTACGGGAAGGGCTGCTGGCTGGCGGAATGTTAAGAGATGTTGAGCTGATCAATCGGATGCCAAAGGCTGAACCGTGGATCAACCGGTCCGGCTCCGCAACACCGCCGTGATTTCGGACGCAACATCGTCACCATATGCTGATCCCCCACGGCGGCTTGCACACAACATCTATTGCGCCCTATGATTTGTGGATTGAGGGGCGCTCTAAATGCGGCAAGGACAACACCAAATCCAAAGAAAAAACCCGCCGCAAGCGACGGGTTTTCATTCGTTCTGCCATGAGGGGAGCCGAAGCCGCATTCTCAAAGCTCCCTTCTTAGGTGGCCCGTCAGAGCAGGCTTGTCAAGATGTATGAGTTCTCTCCAGGGGAGTTGCACCATCTTCCAAACGTGCTGTCTGCACCAAGATTTGCGACGTACCTTCAGACAAGCGACAATAATCGCGAAGATGCTCTTCGGCTATACCTCTGGAATCTCAAGATTTCTGCTGCTCTGATGGTCCCGCTGCACATCGTGGAGGTCACCCTTCGCAACGCCGTGGTTGAGGCCATCGAGACCGTTCACGGCGGGACGTGGCCCTGGTCCGCAGGTTTCTTGCGCTCCCTGCCCAACCCAACGCCCCCGAATTACAGCCCCCAGCGCGATCTGACTGTCCTCGGCGGCAAGCACGCGACATCGGGTAAGATCATCGCCGACCTGAAGTTCGTTTTCTGGGAGCGCATGCTGACGAAACGTCACGATGGGCGAATCTGGAACCAGCACTTTGCTACCGTTTTCCCCAACGCGCCGACAAACCGCCAAGCCAGTGCTCTCAGGAACGAAGTCTACTCGCACGTGAATGAAGTCCGCGAGCTACGAAATCGTATCGCGCATCATGAACCAATCTTCTCTCGAGACCTTCGGGCTGACCTTGGGAGAATGGACACGATTGTTAGGTGGCGGAACAACGAGACCGCGGACTGGATGGCCAAGATCAACGGCACGTCAGAATTGCTCGAGAGCGATCCGCGTCGGGCGTGATCCCCCCCGGCATGGTTCCTCCCGGACCCCATCCGTATACGGGGGGGCGCAGCCCGAGACTTTTCTAGCGTCTGGCCTTTTCACCGGGGAATCCACCCGGAAGCCACCTGCGCCGGCTCGGCGGAGATTTCGACTCATTTTCAGGGGCTTGCGCAACCAGCGCTCAGGGAAAGGTGGATTCCTGACCGGATCCAGGGAATCCACCCAGAGGAATCCACGGACCTCGGAAGCCACTCCAGGAAGCCACCTTCGCCTGGGCTGGCCAGAAGGTATTGATTCAAAGTCAAAAAACGGTTTGACAAAGCTGCCCCCCTTGACGTACCCCTTGATCATCGAAGAATTGCGCCCGGAGGAAACCCTCGCGGGCGTTTCGTTTTCCTGACATCGTGGATCGCAAAACCTGGCGCCTGAGCGCGGCCACAGGACATTGCGCACGCCCATGCGAGCCCTGCCCTATGGATCTCCCATTCATGCCGAGCCAGATTGAACTCTGGCCGATCGAACGCTTGCGGCCCTATGCCCGCAATGCGCGCTTACACAGCGACAATCAGATCGCGGTCTTGGCAGCCAACATGGTCAAGTTCGGCTGGACCATGCCATGCCTGATCTCAGACGACGGTGAGTTGATCGCTGGCCACGGCCGCATCTTGGCGGCGACGCAGCTTGGCCTGAGCAAGATCCCTGTCCTTCGGCTGTCGCATCTCGATGAGGATCATCGCCGCGCTCTGCGCCTGTCGGACAACAGCGTCGCAGATATGGCGGAGTGGGATGAGCTCAATCTGGGTCTGGAAGTGATCGACCTTCAGGCGCTGGGCTTTGACACGGACCTCCTGGGCTTCTCAGATGCGTTCCTGGAAGGGCTGCTGAATGCGGCGCAAGGTGGCGATGACGCGAACGGCGGGGCGACAGAAGGCGAGGACGACATCCCCGAGCCCCCGGTAACCCCTGTGTCGGTGGCGGGTGACCTCTGGCAGCTGGGTTCGCATCGGTTGATCTGCGGGGACAGCACCAGCGCAGATGTTGTTGGAAGACTGCTTGGTGGCGTGAAGCCGCTGCTGATGGTGACTGACCCGCCCTATGGCGTGGAATACGATCCATCCTGGCGCAACCAAGCCGGAGCAGCAAAAACCAAACGCACGGGCAAGGTACTAAATGACGACCGCGCGGACTGGCGCGAGGCCTGGTCGCTCTTTCCCGGTGATGTCGCCTATATCTGGCATGGCGCCTTACACGCGGCCACGGTTGCGGACAGCCTGATCGCCGCCGGCTTCGCGATCCGGTCGCAGATCATCTGGGCCAAGGATCGGCTGGTGCTGAGCCGCGGCGATTATCACTGGCAGCACGAGCCCTGTTGGTATGCTGTGAGGGCCAAAGGCAAAGGCCACTGGGCGGGTGATCGCAAGCAGACGACCCTCTGGCCGATTGCCAACAAGGACCAGGACGCGACCACCGTGCACGGCACGCAAAAGCCGGTGGAATGCATGCGCCGTCCGATCTTGAACAACTCGAGCCCTGGCCAGGCTGTCTACGAGCCCTTCATGGGCTCCGGCACCACGCTGATCGCAGCCGAGACGACTGGCCGCCTGTGCTACGGGGTGGAGCTGAACCCGGTCTACGTAGATGTGGCCATCGAGCGCTGGCAGGCCTTCACAGGCGAGGAGGCAGTCTTGCTGGACAGCGGCGAGACCTTTGCAGCCCTCAAGTCACAGCGGTTGGCTGCATGACCCAATCGCGTCGCCTTTCGCTCATCGAAGCCGTGACCAACGTAGTCTTGGGATACGCACTGGCAGTGGTGACGCAGATTGTTGTGTTTCCATGGTTTGGGTTGCAGGTCAGTCTCGGCGATAACTTGGCGATTGGCGGTGCATTCGTGGCGATCTCGCTCTTGCGCAGCTATGCCCTGCGGCGCGCGTTTGCACGCTGGACCGGCAAATGAAAAAAGGGCCAGCCGAAGCTGACCCTGAAAGTTGAGGCATGTTCGCGGTCGGCAACCGCAAAAGCTACAGGTCGACAGGCGGTCAACCTTCCTCGCTTGTCGGCTTCAATGCTACGATTCGCAAGGGCATAACGACATTTAGACAGAGCAGTGACTTCAGCCACATCATCTTGAGTGGCAAATGTGATAAACTCGCCCACGCTTGTCTTGGGAACTGGTGCTGATCTGCAGACCGAGCCTCTTCTTTAGGGCACCAGCGATCATGCCGCGTGCTGAATGCGGCGCCCATCCGGTCATGTTGGAAATTTCGGAGATAGAGGCGCCTTCAGGTCGCTGCAGGAGCGCGATGATCGCCGCCTGCTTGGTGCCTGCGCGGATGACGACAGGCTTCGGAATGCTAGGATCCGCTTGTGTTTCGGCAGCGTTTTTCGGCGCCGTGACCACCTCCAGCTTTGCCTTGCGCAAGTTGGTCATGGTCGTCGCGACGACGGGCTCGATGCCGATCGCGGCGAGGCCAGCTTCTGTGGCGATCAGCGTGGTGCCATGACCATCGCCGGTCTCGCGCCAAAGGGGCTCGCCGCGGCGCAGGTTGGCCTCGACCTCTTCGAGCCAGCCGCGCTCGATCATCTTGGCCACCGCCATCTTCGCGGCAGCACCAGCCAAGCCTTCGGGCAGCGGCAACGCGAGATTATCGGGGCGGGTGGCCGCGCGGCTGAGGATGATGGACTGCGTATCGGTGAGCTTTGGCATCTCGGCCTCCTGTCGTGATGGGAATATCGGGGATGAGTCAGTCGCTCTCGGCCATCGCGGCGGTGACGGCGAAGTGCTGCACCCAGCCGGTCAGGTACGGCAGCCCCGCGGGGATGCCGTGCTCACGCTCGGTCTTGCGGTCAATGCGCCAGTCCTGCCAGCGACGGATCGCGGAGCCAATGGCGGGTTCGAGCCCGATGTTGCAGCCGGTCATGTTGCCGACGACGTCGTCGGCAAAGTGGCGGCCCATGTTGCTGTCCAGGAAGTCGCGGATGCCGATCATCTCGTCCTCGCTGCTGGCGCCTATGGCTTCGGCGATCAGGCGCGAGGCAAGCATCCAGACCTCCGCGCTGCAGCGGTCGCGCTCTGGGCAGACGGTCAGGGTGCGGAAGAAGCCGTAATCCTTGTTGCGGCTGGGAAGGCAGGGGTGCGTAGTCATGGTCGGGATCCTCGTGATGGGCGCGGGCGGGGCGCTGGGCCCCGCCGGCTAAGGCTCAGGCGGCGCTGAGAGCTTCGAGCGCGGCGATGTGGTTGCGGAGCGTGGCGGCCTCTTCGCGCGCGGCGTCCGCCCAGAAGGCGGCGCGGGCGTTGCAGGCAGCTGCAAGGCGTTCTGCGTCCTCACGGGTGAAGCGATTGACCTTATGGGCGCTGCCATGACCCGTGCAGGTGGCGCGGTGTTTCTTGTCCTCAGGCGCGAGCGTGAAGGTCAGGGGGCCGAAGTCGTCGATGACGATCCAGTTGTGCGAGGCGATCGTGGCGCAGGCGCTGGGCGCGAGGCGGGCTTCGATCTCTTCAGCGGCGCTGCGGAAGTCGGCGATCAAGGTGGCGGTGGCGTCGGTCATGGCTTGGGCCTTTCAGGTGAGTTGCATCGTTTTGGTGCGACGACATTCGCTCTTACTGGCCGATTAACGTAGCAAAATCAGAGTAATAACCTTGCTTTATGATCACTCGGCAGAGGTCGTTGCATCGACCCACGTACCGTCCTGCCGGACATAGAGGTGGGACAGTTCGCAGGTCGGGCGCGGCAGGATGCGGGGCGCTCGGGGTGGATCGAAACAGTCCAGCGCCCCGGCGGTGGCCTGTCGGATTTCCCGGGCGGCGAGGATGTCCTCGGGCGTCCAGGCAGCAAGCGCTGGCAGCATGTGGGACGGGTAACCGTCGTAATGCACATAGATCTGCGCCCATTCCTCGGGCCCGATCTGAATGGCGATCTGCGCGCGGGTGCTCATCGTCGCACCCTCAGATCAGCTGAAGGCTCGCCAGCAGGGTGCTGGCAGCGGCGAGCTGAGTGGTCGGCAGTTCAATCTTGATGTGCGAAATCACGTCAGAGGCCGCGGACGTGATCCCTGCGTCGCGCAGCTCGGCCTCGATGACCTCGGCAACGACGTCGGGGCGCGAGCGATCGAAATGTTCCGGCAGCGCGGCGTGGTCGATGCGGATGGTGGTGATGGCGGTCATGGTCAGATCCTTTCAGTGTTGGGTTTCCGATGCGCTTGCGCGACGTCCAGCCTCAAAGGCTTCCTCGAGCGCCGCGCGGATGGACCAGACGGCGACATCGTGAAAATCCAGCCGGTCCCAGTTCCGGGTCTCCAGTGTCTCGACACGGAACTGGCGCTGGGCGATCTCAAGGAGTTCAGCATCGCGGGTGACGTTGGGATCGGTGGGCTTGCGGCGTGCCATGGTCAGTCCTCCCAGCCGTGTTCGGGGTGGGTGGTGCGCGCGCGGACTTGCTCGCGCATCATCTCCTGGGCGCGTGCCATCTCGACCATCCCGTCGGCCTGGCTCATCCGCCCCGACATCACTTCGTCCATCACCCAGTTCACCCGCTCTTGGGCAGGGCTGGTGTGATCCCGCCACCCTTCGCTCATCGAGCTGTGACCCATCTTCTCCTGTGCGCGCATGGCTCTCTCCGATCCTTGAGTGCGGGGTGCGATGCACCCGCATTCTGGATCCATGAATCGCTCTATCGCGGAGTGTAATCAACTCAAATAGATCATTTTTCCTGTTTATTTCCAATATGTTGAGGCCAATCAAAACGCCATGGAAGGTATATCAGAACGCGCCTATGCCGAGCACACGGGCCTCTCGCGCGGGGCCGTGCAAAAAGCGCGCAAGACCGGGCGGCTGGTGCTCTTCGCAGATGGCTCGATCAACACAGCTGCCTCAGATGCGCGGCGCGGCAGCATGACCGATCCCGACCAGCAGATACGGTCACGGGGCGGGCTCGGCGCAGGTGGTGAGAGTTCAACGCTGGCTCCCAGTGCCGTCTCCGGCCCCGGCGACGGCACATCCTATATCAAGGCCCGCACGGCGCTGACCGTCTATCAGGCGCAGGAACGGCAGCTGTCGATCCAGAAGAAGAAGGGCGTGCTGGTCGATCGTGCGCGCGCCGAGACCCTGGTGTTTCGCCTCGCGCGCCAGGAGCGGGACACATGGGTCACCTGGCCCACCCGCGTGGCCGCCCTCATGGCCGCGCAGTTATCCGCAGAGTTGGAGAAGACATCGGGCAGACCCGTGACGATCGAGACTGCGATCCTGCAAAGGGTGCTGGAAGCCCATGTCCGAGAGCAGCTCGATGCCCTCGCAGACCTCCGGGTCTCGCTTGCATGACAGGGAAGGGGAAGATGACCACGACCTGACCGAAGGCCTCGATCTCGGGTTTGACGGTGCACAGGACATCTTGCGTGTGTGGCGCCGGGGCATGCGGCCTGATGCTGACCTCACAGTGTCAGAGTGGGCGGACAAGCATCGTTGGCTGTCATCGCGCGCGGCAGCAGAACCTGGCCGGTATCGGACGGCACGCGCGCCCTATCTGCGTGAGATCATGGATGCGCTGTCGCCAAGGCACCCGGCACAGCGGATTTCGTTCATGAAGGCGGCGCAGGTTGGCGCGACCGAGGCCGGGAACAATTGGATCGGCTTTGTCATCCACCACGCGCCAGGGCCGATGCTGGCGGTGCTGCCCACCGTGGAGATGGCCAAGCGCACCTCGCGAGGGCGGATCGATCCCTTGATCGAAGACAGCCCGGCACTGAAAGAACGCGTGCAGCCCGCGCGGTCGCGCGACGCGGGCAATTCCATGCTGTCTAAAGAATTCCCCGGCGGCATCTTGGTGCTAACCGGCGCGAACAGCGCGACTGGTCTGCGTTCGATGCCAGCGCGCTATGTGTTTTTGGACGAGGTTGACGCTTATCCGGCCTCAGCCGACGAGGAGGGCGATCCGGTCACACTGGCAGAGGCGCGCACCACAACCTTCGCGCATCGGCGCAAGGTGTTTATGGTGTCGACGCCGACGATCCGGGGGCTGAGCCGGATCGAGCGCGAGTTCGAGGCGAGTGACCAGCGGCGGTATTTCGTGCCCTGCCCGCATTGCGGCCACAAGCAATGGCTGCAGTTCGAGCGCCTGCGCTGGGCGAAGGGGAAGCCCGAGACAGCCGCCTACCATTGCGAGGGTTGCGAGCGGCCCATCGCTGAGCACCACAAGACGGATATGCTGGCACGCGGCGAATGGCGGTCGACGGCGACCAGCGCGGATCCGAACGCGATCGGATTCCACCTCTCGGCCCTCTATTCCCCGATCGGCTGGAAGAGCTGGGAGCAGATCGCGCGAGACTGGTTGGCGGCCCAGGGTTCGGACGAGATGCTGCGCGCGGCGCGCAACACGCTTCTGGGTGAGACCTGGGTCGAAAGCGGCGACGCGCCGGAATGGCAGAGGTTGGCAGATCGGCGAGAAGCGTTCCCGGCGCAGGTTCCCATGGGTGGGTTGTTCCTGACCGCAGGGGCGGACGTCCAAAAGGACCGGATCGAGGTTGACGTCTGGGCCTGGGGCCGTGGCCTCGAAAGCTGGCTGGTTGACCACATTGTGCTTCCGGGCGGCCCTGGTGATCCCGCTTGCTGGCAAGCACTGACAGAGCTGCTCGGTCAAACCTGGGTGCATGAGAACGGCGCGGTTATGCCGCTTGCCAAGCTGGCCATCGACACCGGGTATGAAACCGCTGCGGTCTACGCCTGGGCGCGGCCGCAGGGGATATCGCAGGTCGCGCCCGTCAAAGGTCTCGAAGGGTTCAACCGCGCGACGCCGGTGTCGGGGCCTACCTTTGTCGATGCGACCGTGAATGGGCGGAAGCTCAAGCGTGGGGCGCGGCTCTGGACGGTGGCCACGGCCACCTTCAAGGCTGAGACTTATCGGTATCTGAGTATCGAACGAGCATCGGATGAGGCTCGCGCGCTGGGCGTGCCCAACCCTGCGGGCATGATCCACCTGCCCGACTGGGCGGACAGCGAATGGCTCAAGCAACTGGTGGCCGAACAGCTGGTCACCATCCGCGACCGACGCGGCTATGCCCGCCAGGAATGGCAAAAGATGCGCGAGAGGAACGAAGCGCTGGACACACGGGTCTATGCGCGGGCCGCCGCGTGGATCCTCGGCGCCGACCGCTTTGACGAACGGATGTGGCGTCAGTTGGAGAAACAGGCCGGCGTAGAAACGACTGTCAAAGCTCAGGGTACTGAGCCCGAGAAACCGAGCGAACCTCGGGCGGGGCGGATTGCTACGCCCCGGCGGCGCGGCTGGAAGATCAGCACGCCTAAATACATGGAATGACAAATGACCCTCGACGAGTTGAAGCTTCGCCACAGCACGCTGCTGTCCGCGCGCTACAGCGGTACACGCTCGGTCAGCTATGACGGCAAGACCGTGAATTACGGCACCGATACCGAGCTCGCCGCAGCCATAGGCGACGTCGAACGGCGTATCGCCAAACTCGAACGCGGCGCTGGGCGCGTGCTCCGCCCCTTTGCCGTGAAGGATCTGTGATGAACTGGCGGCAGCGCCTTGGGGCGTTTATCGGTGGGTTTGACGCGGGCCAGCATCATCGCCGTCTTCGCGGGTTCCAGGCGACACGGGCACATGTGAACGCGCTGATCGCGGCATCTGGTCCCGACATCACCGCGCGTGCCCGCTGGCTGGTGCGCAACAACGGCTACGCCGTGAATGCGGTCGAAAGCTGGGCCGCAAACACCGTGGGCGATGGGATAAAGCCGATCTCCAAACTGACAGACGCCGCCCGCAAGGAAGAGCTTCAGCGGCTGTGGTTGGCCTGGACCGATGAGGCGGATGCCGAGGGGCTGACAGATTTCTACGGATTGCAGCGCCGCGCGGCGCGCGAGGTGTTCCTGGCAGGTGAGGTCTTTGTCCGGATCAGGCCGCGGCGGGTGGAGGATGGGCTGACGGTGCCGCTCCAACTGCAGATGCTGCCCTCGGAAATGCTGCCGCTGCATGAAACGGGCGTGGCCCGCAACGGCAATGCCATCCGTCAAGGGATCGAGTTCGACCGTATCGGGCGGCGTGTGGCCTATCACTTCCTACGCCGTCACCCGGGTGACAGTACCGATCCCGGGCTATCAGGCGAAATCGTGCGCGTTCCCGCCAGTGAGGTGATCCACGTCATCGACCCAGTCGAGGGCGGTCAGCTGCGCGGTGTGTCGAAACTGGCCCCGGCGATCGTGAAGCTCTTCCTGCTCGATCAATACGACGATGCTGAGCTCGATCGGAAAAAGGTCGCGGCAATGTACGCAATGTTCGTGACCTCACCTGCCCCGGAGAACCCGCTAGCGCCCTTGGACGACGACGAGGTGCCGGCCGGAGTGGAGATCAGCCCGGGCCAAATCGTGCGGCTGGACCCCGGCGAGGATGTCACTGTCGGCCAGCCTGCCGACAGCGGTGCGACCTATGAGCCCTTCCAGTACCGGACGCTGCTGCAAATCTCGGCCGCGCTGGGCATCCCCTATCCATATCTCGCCAATGACATGGTGAAGGGGAACTTCTCGAACTCGCGCCTGGCGCTAATCGAGTTCCGCCGTCGGGTTTCGGCATGGCAGCACTCAGTGATGGTCTATCAGCTTTGCCGCCCGGTTTATGCACGGTGGCTCGATCTTGCCGTGCTCTCCGGCGCGCTGGCCTTGCCCGGCTATGAGGCCGAGCGCCCACGCATGCTTGCCGCCGACTGGCTCCCCACGAAATGGGATTGGGTCGACCCGCTGAAAGACGCCAATGCCGAGATCGCGCAGATCGAGGCGGGCCTCAAATCCCGAACGCAGGCCATCGCTGAACGCGGCTATGACGCCGAACAGGTCGATCGCGAGATTGCGGCAGAGCGGAAACGTGAACGCGCTCTGGGCCTCGATTTCCGCCGGCCTGGATCGCCCGCGCAGGGTGTGCAGGCCGTACCTGTCGAGGAACATGACGCTGAAACCGAGGATCCAGATCCCGACGACCAACCAACCACAGCACCAGAGGAAGGATAGACGTCAGTCACCCAGCAGGCGAACGCCCGGAAGTCTTGCCGCCTTGCGATCGAAGGTCACCAGTTCGGCGGCACCTGCGCGCCGGGCTGCGGCGACGATCATCAGGTCCGCAAAACCAAACCCGTCATTGCGATAGAGTTCCAGGGCGGCGCCTATCGCGTCCGCACCCTCGACCACCAATTCCGTCGATGCCAGAAGCCCGTCAATCGCCCCTGCGATCTCAGACCGAGCGAGGCGATAAGCGCGCTCGAGCACCCAAACCAATTCGAGCAGTACCTCTCGACTGACGAACCCGGGGGCCTCCTCGGTCAGCTGGTCGATGATCTCGCCTGCAAGGCGCGCCTGGCTAGGATCGTCTTGAACGAGGAAGCGCACCAGCACATTGGTGTCGAGCGCGATCACCGATCACCGCTCGTGCTGGCTGCGGCTCCTGCAGCCATGGCCTCGTCCATCGCCTCGAGTGTGACCGGGCTCTGGCCCGCGCGGGCGAGCAAGCCCCGCAGCTCCTTGACCGAGCGCGCCTTGAGGATGCGCACCTCGCCGTCGAGGATCACATAGCGAACCTTGTCACCGCTGCGCAGGCCCAGTGCGGCCCGAACATCGCGGGGCAAGGTCGTCTGGCCTTTGATGGTCACGGTCGATTCCTGCATGGCCGTATTCCTTACTTATTGCACGATCTCCTTACCACAGACCGCACTGACTTGCAAAACCCGCAAAGGACCAGTCGTGATGCTTCACGCCCGCATTGCCGCGCGCGCTTTCAACACGCCGCTGCTGGTTGAACCCACAAAGGCCATGGCGTTTCTGTCTGGGCTCGGACCACGCATACTGGGGCGGCGCTTCGAGATGGTGGACAGCGACGGGGCCTCAGATGGCGCCGCATATCTTCCCGCACGCGCCAGCATTCTCGCGGGTGGCCTGACCGAGAGCCTCCAGCACAATGCCGATGCGCCCTACCCGATCGTCGACGGAATCGCGGTGATCGAGATCTCCGGCGTGCTGATCCATCGAGGGAGCTGGATTGGACAGTCCTCGGGCCAAACCAGCTACGAGGGGATCTCGGCGCAGATCGAAGCGGCGGCCAGTGATCCAAGCGTGAGCGGCCTTGCATTAGAAATAGACAGCTTTGGCGGAGAGGTTGCCGGCGTTTTTGACCTCGCCGATCGCATTCGTGCCATTCGGGGTAACAAACCCGTCTGGGCCTTTGTCGCCGAGCACGCCTTCTCGGCGGGCTATGCGCTTGCCTCTCAGGCGGACCGCATCCTGCTGCCCCGCACCGGCACCGTTGGCAGTATCGGGGTGGTGGTGATGCATGCCGATTTGAGCGGGCAACTCGACCAGGACGGCGTGCGGGTGACGCTGATCCATTCCGGACAGCACAAGGTTGACGGCAACCCCTACGAGCCGCTGCCGGAGGGCGTGCGTGACGATATCCAGCGCGAGACCGACGTGCTGCGGTTCCTCTTCGCGGAAACTGTGGCCGCTGGCCGCGCCGGCAGGCTGAGCCAGGAGGCGGCGCTGGCGACCGAGGCTGCGACTTATCGCGGAACCGATGCCGTCGCCGCAGGCCTTGCCGATGAAGTCATCGATCTGGCGCGCGGCTTTGCCGGCTTTCGTCAGATGCTTTCCAGCTCCCCACCACTCTCATCCATGCGCGCGCGACGCGCATCCCTTCCTCAGCCCAAACAGGAGGCACACATGGCCCAAGCGAAACAGCCCGACGACAGCCCGCAGGACGCCGACGCGGATGTGACGAACACTGCAGAAAGCGAAAACGATGCCGCCGCTCCGCCGCCGGCCACGCCAGCCGAGGCCCCCGAAGCATCTCGGCGGTCTGTCTCGGCAGCTCCTGCTCCAAGCAATCTGGCAGACCTCTCGGTCGAGTTGCGCGAGGCGGCAGCCGAGATCGCCGAGATCGCGGCGCAAGCGGGCCGGCTCGGCATCGCGATCGATGCAGCGAAGGCGCTCCGCGAGGGCACGGCCCCGGAAGCCCTCCGCAAACTGGTCCTTCAACGCGCCTCCGCAGCGGCGGATGCCCGCGATATCGTTGCGGCACCACCCTCTCCTGTTCTCCCGAAATCCGCAGAAAGCCCCATTGTGGCCGCCGCGAAGAAGGCTGCCTCGGCGGGCAGCAGGGGCTGAACGCCAGCCCCCAGACAGCTGACCGCCCACCTGATCCCCCGCCGCTCCTCCCCGGCGGGGGATTTCTTTTTGACCCCAAATCTTCAGGAGATTGCCCATGTCCGTGCTGACCCAACCGCCCACGATGGGCGATGTCCTCAAATACGAGCTGAACCCCAACTTTACCCGCGAGACCGTCACGCTGCTGGCCGGCACCAGCTACATTGTCGGCGCTGTGCTCGGTCGCATCACCGCGAGCGGCAAGATGAAGCTCAGCACCGCCACAGGTACCGACGGCGCGCAGAACGCGGCCGCTGTCCTGCTTTACGACGTCGACGCGACAGCGGCTGATACGACCGGCATCGTGGTCGTGCGCGGCCCCGCCATCGTCTCAAAAGCCGCGCTCGTGTTCGACGCCAGTGTCGATGACGCAGCCAAGAAGGCCGCCAAGCACGCCCAGCTGACCGCGCTCGGCATCATCCCGCGCGACCCCGCCTGATCGGGCCTGATCACGCCGCACCATTCCCCCTCATTCCCCGGAGTTCCCCATGACCATCACCCGCAATCCGTTTGACGCGGGCGGCTATTCGCTCGCCGATATGACGCAGGCCATCAATATCCTGCCCAATCTCTACACCCGCCTCGGCCAGATCGGCCTTTTCCGCTTTGAAGGCGTCACCCAGCGTTCGATCGTGATCGAACAGCGCCAAGGGGTCTTGAGCCTCCTGCCCTCGGTGCCGCTCGGCGCGCCCGCCACGGTGGGCAATCGCGAAGCCCGCTCGATGCGCAGCTTCGCTCTCCCTTGGATCCCGCATGACGATGTTATCCTGCCCGCTGACATCCAAGGCATGCCCGCGCTGGGCCTGTCGGACGCGGCCGATCCCCTCGTGGAGGTGATGAACCGCAAGCTGACACTCATGCGCCGCAAGCATGCCCAGACCCGCGAATATATGGAGATGAATGCGCTTCGCGGCATCGTAAAGGACGGAGCGGGCGCCACCCTTTACAACTATTTCACCGAGTTTGGGATCGAGCAGATCTCGGTCGACTTCGTCTTCGGCACGGCGGGTACGAATGTGCAGGGCAAGGTTCGCACGACCTTGCGCGGGATCGAGGACAGCCTTCTAGGCGAAACCATGACCACGGCGCATGCACTCGTCAGTTCCGAATTCTTCGACAAGCTGATCAGCCACCCCAAGACCGAGGAAGCCTACAAGTTCTTCTCCGCCACCGGCGGCCAGCCCCTGCGCGAGGATATGCGCCGGGCCTTTCCCTTCGCAGGCATCCTCTTCGAGGAATACAACGGCTCGGTCACCCTCTCAAATGGCACCTCGGAACGCCTGATCCCCGCGGGCGAAGGCATTGCATTCCCGCTTGGCACGTTTGACACCTTCACCACCTATGGCGGGCCGGCAAACCTTCTCGAGACCGCCAATACCGTGGGTCTGCCGCTTTACGCGCGGCAGATGATGGACGCCAAGGGCCGCTGGATTGATCTCATGACCGAGGCCTCGATCCTGCCGGTGAACAAGCGCCCTCGCCTCGCGATCCGGATCTTCAGCTCGAACTAAGGACGCCGAGCCATGACGGCCTTTGCCGTGGCAGTTGATCTGCTCTTCGCTGATCCAAACCTCGCCCATGAGGCCTGGCATCGCGACAGCGAAGGGCAGTTCACCCGCATCCGCATCATCCCGCGGCGCAATGATGATGTGACCACATTCGGGGCAGCGCGTCTGGTCTCAGAGACCATGCGCTTTGATGTGCGCGTCTCTGAGCTTCCCGCGCCCCGCCCAGACGAGCAGATCCTCATCGGGGATGAGACATTCCTGATCCAGGGCGAGCCGATCCGTGATCGGGAGCGGCTGATCTGGACCATCGAGGCAGCACCAGCATGAACATCCGCATGGACATCACCGGCAATCTTCAGGCGATGATGGCTGCAGAGATCAAGGCAGGCGAACGCGCCGTGAGCAAGGCCATCGGTGAGGCAGCGGGCAGTCTCAAGACCGCCTGGCGCGGCCAGATCACTGGAGCAGGCCTCGGTACGCGCCTGGCACGCACCATACGCTCCGAGCAGTTTCCGAAGGGCAAGGACAGCCTAAATGCCGCCGCGCTGGTGTGGTCGAACGCGCCCGTAATCATCGGCGCGCATGAAGAAGGCCCGCTGATCCGCTCCAAATCCGGCTTCTGGCTGGCGATCCCAACACCTGCCGCGGGCAAATCCACTCGCGGTGGGCGCATCACACCGGGCGAATGGGAACGTCGTCGGGGCATCCGGTTGCGCTTCGTCTATCGCCCCCGTGGCCCGAGCCTGCTGGTGGCCGAGGGGAGGCTGAACAGCAGAGGCCTCGCTGTGGGCTCGCGGTCAAAGACTGGGCGCGGTGCAACCACCGTGCCGATCTTCCTGCTGGTGCCACAGGTCAAGCTTCGCAAGCGGCTTGATCTCATACGCGATGCCAAGGCCGCGCATGAGCGTATCCCGGGCGCGATCGTAGCGAATTGGATGGAAGGAAAACTCGCATGACGCCCCGCGAAACCATACTGACCGCGCTCGCAGACCTTTTGCGCACGATCCCCCATGTGCCAGTGCTACGCGGCGAGGTCTTGCCCGAGCGGATCCCACCCTCAGGCCTGATGATCCTGCGTGACGGCAATCCTGGCGAGCCAGGCGTCACACTGTCGCCACTCACGTATCATTACCAGCACCGGGCTGAACTCGAAGTGATCGTGCAAAGTAGCACCGCACGAGACGCGCTCTTCGACGCCATTGCGGCGCAGATCGGTACTGTGATCGCAGCAGACCGCACGTTACGCGGCCTATGCGATTGGGTGGAGGCCGAGGCGCCAGAGCACGTTGATCAGGCGATAGAGGGCGCGGCCAGCCTCAAGGCGGCGGTCGTACCCATCATTTTGCATTATTCGCTTGTGGATGCGCTCGCCTGAACGAATTCAGGCGCTGGAGCGATCTTTCTCAAGTGACCTTCGATCACCGCCCCTGCTTTAACGGTTAGCTTGGCGTAATGAACAGAGCCGTTGATCTGACCCGAATGTGCGACCCGCACATCGCTTGCGACGACGGCTCCGACAACGACGCCTTCAATCGCGGCATGCCTAGCCTCGATGTCACCCTTTACATTGGACCAGTGCTCGATGGTCACGATGTCACCGGTGATATTGCCGACAACACGCGCTTGCACCACCAAAGGGCCTTTGCTCGTAATATCACCAATGACTTCGAGATCAGGCGCAAGCACAGAGGGCTTGCCTGCGGTCGATGTTGGAGAGTTCATTCGTCGTCAGCCTTAAGCCTGAGGGTTTTAGGTTAGGATCAACAAAAATGCGCCTGCGATTGATTGCGCAGTCAATTTGCACTCTGCGCGTATAACCGCAAACCTGCAAAAAGGATAAAAAAATGGCACGAGCCCAAGGGGCGCGGGCGCAGATGGCGCTGGCGTTCGAGACGACCTATGGAACACCGCCTGCAAGCGGCTTCACGCGGATGCCGTTCGCCAGCACCACGCTCGGGGCAGAGCAGCCGCTCCTTGCCTCGGAACTCCTGGGCTACGGCCGCGATCCGCTGGCGCCGATCAAGGATGCGGTGACCTGCGACGGCGATGTGGTGATCCCGATCGACGCGGCCTCGATCGGTTTCTGGCTCAAGGCTGCCTTTGGTGCACCCACGACCAGCGGCACGACCACCAAGACCCATACCTTCCAGTCCGGGAACTGGAACCTACCGTCCTTTGCCATCGAGACCGGCATGCCGGAGGTGCCGCGCTATGCGATGTATGCCGGCTGCAAACTCGACAGTCTGAGCTGGCAGATGGGGCGCACCGGGCTTTTGACTGCGACCGCACGCGTGATCGCACAGGGCGAGACCGCGGCGACGGCCTCAACGGCGGGCACTCTGGCGGATCTGGCGCTGACGCGCTTTGGTCACTTCAACGGATCAATCAAGCGCAACGGCCAGCCGATCGGCAATGTGGTCACGGCGGACATCACCTATGCCAACAACCTCGACCGGGTGGAGACCATCCGTGCCGACGGCAAGATCGAGGGTGCCGACCCGTCGATTGCGGCGCTCACTGGCAATATCGCCGTGCGCTTTGCAGATCAGGCTCTGGTGACCCAAGCCATCAACGGCGAGGCCTGCACGCTGGAGTTCGAGTATGCGGTTGCCGGCGGCGTAGCGCTGAAACTCACCGCTCATGCCGTCTATCTGCCCCGACCGCGCGTCGAAATTGCGGGGCCACAAGGCATTCAGGCGACCTTCGATTGGCAGGCCGCGGTCGCTGCGGATCCGGGGAGAATGTGCACGGTCGTCCTGACCAACACGATTGTGGGGTATTGAACATGCTGCGCCTGAACCTGAACACCGGGCCAGATTGGCTCGATCTTGGCCATGGCGTGCGCCTGCAGGTCGCGCCCCTGACCACCGCGACCATGATGGCCGCGCGCAAGGACGCGCAGGGTCTGATCACACTGCCCGAAGGCACCGCACCTGGGCTGGCAGACATCGACACTGACAGCATCGGACTTGTGATGGCCAAGGCCGTAGCGCGGATCGTGGTCACCGATTGGGAGGGTGTTGGCGATGCGGATGGCAACGCGCTGTCCGTGTCGCCCCAGGGCATCGACGCCCTCCTCGACATCTGGCCGATCTTTGAGGCCTTCCAGACCAAATACGTCGCCCGCGCAATGATCCTGGACGCTGAAAAAAACGCCTCACCGCTCTTGCCGAATGGGACTTCGGCGGGGGCGGAGACTATTGCACAGCCTGCACTGGCCCATGCCCAGAGTGCCCGGCGCGGCTGAACGCACCGCAGACTGTGGAGGGCTGGCAGGTCTGGGATCTGGTCCTGCGCCTCGGCGGACAGATGCGGGTCGCAGGGACCTTGGTCATCGGCTGGGACATGGGTGCAGCCCTGCAGCTCGGCGGAGCGCTGGGCATATCCGCCTTGGCGATCGCCGAGCTGCTGCCCCCGATTGAGGCGGTCATGGTGCGAACGATCAATGAAGAGACACGGGCCACGACCAGTGCTGCCCGATGACACCGTTCAGTTCGCGAGCGATGTCACCAACCACAGGAAACTGACGACATGGCCACCAAACAGGTCTCCGTTCGCCTCTCTGCGACCGGCGGACGGCAGGTTCGTGCGGAGCTCGAAGGCGTTGGCGAGGCTGGGGCGCGTGGTCTTGGACGTCTGAGCCGCGAAATGGAGGCAGCCAATCGGCGAATGGAAGCCTTTTGGCGCCGCACTGGGGTGGCTGCCGGCGCGGCGACGGCTGCCTTGGCGACAGCGCTTGGTGCCATGGTGCGATCGACGGTCGCGGCAGCCAATGAGATCAGCCAATTTGCGCAGATCGCCAACGCCACGCCAGAGGCATTCCAGCGCTGGTCGGCGGCCTCAAGCACGGTTGGGATCGAACAGGAAAAGCTCGCCGATATCCTGAAGGACGTGAACGACCGGGTTGGGGACTTCCTGCAAACGGGCGGCGGCCCGATGGCGGACTTTTTTGAGAACATCGCCCCGAAGGTGGGCGTCACGGCAGAGCAGTTTGCGAGGCTGTCGGGGCCCGAGGCGCTGCAGCTTTATGTCTCGAGCCTGGAGAAGGCGGGCGTCAACCAACAGGAGATGACTTTTTATCTCGAGGCGATGGCCTCAGATGCCACACGCCTCATTCCACTTTTGCAACACGGTGGTGTTGAGATGACGCGGCTTGGCGAGCGGGCCGAGGGACTGGGCGTGGTTTTGGACCAGCGGACGCTCACAGCCCTGCGGCGGACACAGGTGGCACTCGTTGGCGTGGGTCAGGTTTTTGAGGGCATGCGCAATCAAATCGGCGCCGCACTCGCACCCGCGGTGACAGCCCTTGCCGAGGGGTTTGTCCGCCTTGCCGAGACAGGCGGTCCGATCAACCGCGCCTTCACGGCCGTGCTCGAAAACCTTGGCCGCATCACAACCTATGCTGCAACCTTTGCCACCCTGATGGCGGGGCGCTGGGTGGCAGGGCTGGCGGCGGCGGCCCTCTCCGTGAAGGGCCTCGCCACAGCATTGGTCTTTCTGCGTGGAGCCTTGATCCGCACGGGGATCGGCGCACTGATCGTTGGCGCGGGCGAACTTGTTTATCAGTTCACGCAACTGGTCGCAAAAGTTGGCGGGGTTGGCGCCGCCTTTGGCCTCTTGCGCGATGTCGCGGCAGAGGCCTGGGACCGCCTTGCGCTGGCGGCCACAGCAGCCTGGTCTCGCGTCGAAACAGGCTGGGCGCGCGCGCAGGCAGGGATTTACGACGGGCTGCAAGCGGCACTGACGGCTGTCGTGGGTTGGGGCAATTCTGCGGTCGGGACGTTCCAGGGGTCGTTTGATGCGGTGAAGGCGATCTGGGGCGCGCTGCCGCAAGCGATCGGGGATTTTGCCTATCAAGCGGCGAATGGACTGATCGGTGGCGTCGAGTCCATGCTGAATGCGGTGGTCACGCGCATCAACAGCTTCATCGAAGGGCTGAACGCGGCCCTCGCCCTCCTGCCCGACTGGGCCACGGGCGAGGGTGGACTGAAAATCGGCACGCTGGAGGCGGTGGATCTTGGCGGGATTACCAATCCCTTCGAGGGCGCAGCATCCGCCGCGGGCACGGCAGCAGCTGATGCTTTCCGTGCTGCCATGGGAACCACCTATATCGACGCCCCAGACCTCTTTGGGAGCATGGCTGAGGCTGCGCGATCGCGTGCGGCAGGGTTTGGCGAGGCGGCCGGCATGTTGTCGGAGGCAGCCTCACGCCCAATGACAGCTTGGGAAGCCCTCAGGGCGGCGATGACCGGTGCGGGTACCGAGGGCGAAGACGCGCTGAACGGCGCGGCCGCGGCGGCTGGTGCGCTCTCAGACGGGTTTGAAGACGCTGGCCGATCAGCAGGAGGAGCCGGTGGCGCAGCAAAGGCCGCGGCCGAAGAGGCTGCAACCGGCTGGGCGCAAGTCACTAAATCCCTCGCTGATTATGCCAAGGGCGCGATGGACTGGGGCAAAGGGCTTGGCGAGACGCTCACCTCGGCCTTCTCCTCTGCTGAGAACGCCTTTCGGCAGTTTGTCACCACCGGCAAGTTCGACTTCAAATCGTTGGTCTCCTCGATCCTCGCCGATCTTGCGACACTGGCCTTCCGCAACGCGGTCTTGGGTCCACTGGCATCTGCGCTCTCGGGTGTCTTCGGCGGAGGCTCTTTGACCGCTGCAGTCTCCCATGCGGGTGGCATCGTGGGGTTGTCAGGCCATCGTCGCAATGTACCAGCCTTGGCCTTCGCCGCTGCGCCGCGGATGCATTCAGGCGGTTGGGCGGGCCTGAGGCCGGATGAAGTCCCGACCATCTTGCAACGTGGCGAGCGGGTTTTAGACCGACGAGAGGCAGCGGATTATGGACGCGGGTCCCAAGCCGGAGCCGGGTTCAGCATCCAAATCGATGCGCGCGGCGCGCAGATGGGCGTGGCCGAGCAAATTGACGCGCGCCTTCGCGCGGCCATTCCGGAGATTGCGCGTATTGCCAAAGAAAGCGTCGCAGATGGGCGACGCCGGGGCCAGGTGATCTGAGATGGCCATTCCTGTCTTGCCCCTGACGCTCGTGTCCTCCCTTGAGCGGCGGCTCGTCGCATCTGTGGCCGAGGCCCGCTCGCCCTTTACCGGCACCTCGCAGATCCAAGACTGGGGCGCGTCGTGGTGGGAGTATCAGATCGAGATGGCGGTAACCCAAGGCGCCAAGGCCCGGAGGCTCTCGGCCTTCTTCACTGCGCTTGGTGGCCTTCGGGGCCGGTTCCTCTTTCCCGATCCCTCGATCGAAGTGCCGGTGGCAGCGGGCAATCCTTATGTTACCGAGGCGCAGGTGGCGGGAGCCTCCACCTTGCGCACGGCAGGTTGGGGACTTGGTCTGGGTGCGGGGGATTTCTTCCAGCTCGGATCGGACGCAACCGCTCGGCTTTACCAAGTAACCGCAGATGTCACGCCATTCGGAAGTGAGGCGGTGATCAGCTTTGTCCCGCCGCTCAGGGCCTCGGTCCCAGTCGGCACGCTGCTTGGTCTTGATGCCCCGTCGGTCCTTTTGCGCCTGACGGCACCGGTCCCCTCGATCATCGGCCGGGTGGACCAGCACCGCTTCACGATATCTGCGCGGGAGGCGCTCTGATGGGCCGCGATCTCACCGTCGCTTTTAGTTCTGCACTGGCGGATCAAACCCTTCGGCCAGTCATCTTCTTCGAGGGCCAATTCGCGTCGGGCTGGGTGCGGCTCTGGTCAGGGCTTGGCGGGATCACCTGGAACGGCAAAGCATGGTCGGGCGCGGGGACGCTCCTGGGGCTGGGATCGATCGAAGAAACCGGAGAGGTTGTGGCGGGCGGCACAGCCATATCCCTTTCGGGCGTACCGCTCGATCTGGTGCAGATGGCGATCGCGGAAGCGCGCCAGGGGCTGCCGGGACGGGTCTGGCTTGGCCTACGCGGTGAAAACGGCAGTGTCATTGCCGATCCAGTTCAGGCTTTCTCGGGTCGGCTTGATGTTCCTGAAATCAAGGATGATGCCGACAGCTGCACGATCACCATCAGCTATGAAAGCCGTCTGATCGATCTGACCGTACCGCGCGCCTGGCGCTACACCCATGAAAGCCAGCAGGTCCTCTTTCCCGGCGATCTCGGGTTCGAATATGTCACCGCGATCCAGGACCGCGAAATCACCTGGGGACGCGGATAATGCGCGCCCGCGTTGACCACTGGGAACGCCTTCTGGCCGCAGCCATAGATACGGCCCGCGTTCGGCCCTTTATCTGGGGCCTGCATGATTGCCCCACCTTCGCATTCGAGACGCGCATGATCCTGACTGGCGGTGAGGATATCGCGGCCCTCTGGCGCGGGCGGTACACCACGGCCCTTGGCGGCCAAAGGGTCATGCGCCGTCTGGGCTGGGCTTCGCTTGAAGACATGGGGAGCGCGCTTCTGGGCGAGCCTCGCCCGGCCACTCTCCTTGCTGGGCGCGGGGATATTGTGCTCGCCGATAGCGGC